CACACGACTCTGATGTATCTTCTAAACCAATATCTGTACTTACAAAACCTGTTCTTGTTGTTTGTGTTGCACTAAAGATTGGAACATCAAACTCTACAGCAAGACCTCTTAATTCTTCAGCGATTGCTTTGATATAGAAATAAGATGATATGTTACCACCTTTAAATCTACTTGACGCACATATATTAAGATAATCAATAAAGATTACGTTTGGTTTAAAACTTTTCTTTAATGCCAGTTCATTCATTAGTGCTTTGAAATGACCACTATGAGCTGACGCAGTAGGATATTCTTTAATAACTAAACGGCCATTTGTTTTATCTTCTAATTTTTTAACTTTGTTATCGTATAATTCTTTTGGCATAGTTCTAATATCGTCCATAGATATATCAAACAAGTTTGCATCTATTCTTTCAGCGATACGCTCTTCAGCCATTTCTAGTGTGATATACAAAACATTTAAACCTTGTGTTAAAAATGCTGATGCAGCATGACACATAAACAAAGACTTACCAACACCAGTGCCAGCCAGTGCGATATTTAAAGTCTTACTTGGTATACCACCTTTTGTAATTCTATTGAAGTAAGATAAATCAAATGGGTATCTTTTTTCTTTTGTATGGTACCAATCAAATCTAGCTTGAGCATCTTCTATATAATCATGCCCAACGTGTTTATCAAAACTTACACCTAACGCATCGCCTAATAAACTAGGTAATGCCTCTGGTGTTCTTGTTTTATCTTTACCATCTAAAATTTTAATACCTTCTAATACAGCGTTATGTACTGCTCTATCTTTACAAAACTTTTCTGTTGTATCTAATAACCATTGTAAATCTGTTTCTTCATTTGATATACTAGCAACTAAATCTTTTACATTCTTATATTCTTCTTCGTTTAAATCTTTTCTATTGTTAAGTTCAATTAGTATAGATTCTTTAGTAGGTAGATTATTATATTTGTGTAAAAATTTTTCTACCTCAATAAATAAAATCTTCTCGTCTCTTTTAGAAAAGTAATGTTCTTTAATAAAAGGAATAGCTTTTCTTGTAAAGTCTTCATTAAAGAAAAGATTATTTAATATTGTTGTTTCTAATCTATCATTCATCTATAAATAACTTTCCATTTTTTAATTGTTCTTCAACACACTCAACTAATATATCACCAATATAGTTTCTAAAATCATCTGACTTTATATCTTCTTCATTAGGATTGGCCATGATGTCATAGGTAAACTTTAAAGGTATTTCACCACTAGCATTTTCTGTAGTTGAAAACTTAACATTGTTGTACTTATAGATAATACCTTCATACTGGCCATCCATAATTTTGATACAACTAAAATCATCGCCTTGTCTTTGAGCAAAGGCGTATCTTTTATTGTTCGTCTTCTTCTGATCCGTACTGGAATTTTCGTTTTGCGACTTCATCTATCTTGTCTAATACCTCTTTTGTAAAATACTTGTCAGGATTATCATTTATATTCTTACCAAAAACTTTAGACCCATCTGGCATTTCATATCTAGTAGATACTTTCTTAAAGATACCAGCTTCTTCAGCGAGACCAATAAGACCATAATATTTGTCTAAACCTTTTTTGTAAGTTAGTTTTACATCTATTTGTGCATTTTCTTTTGTTAACCTTGACTTGTAATTTTTACAATGTATTATATTTCCAACGACCTCGGTACCGTCTTTTTCTTTTCTTTTACCAAGATAGACTATTGATGATGCAGCGTATTTTAAACCACTACCGCCGCCCATTTCTTTTTGTGGGAACATTGAACCAATGACATCATAAGTGTGGTTAGTCATTATCATAGGTACATTTGCTTTACCTAGTTTCAATGTTAAAACTCTAAATGTAGATTTAACTATTTGTGATCTAGTCATATCTCTAGTTTCTTTACCAGCCGCAGTATCTTCCATTTCTTTTGTAGTAGATAACATACCTAAACTATCTAATACAAACATTAATGGCTTTCTATTCGCCTCTGGTTGTTCTATATACTTGTCTAAAATCTTTATTGATTGATTTCTAAATTCTTGTACTGTAGCAACTGGAACAACTACCATTCTTTTACTATCTACACCACGACCTTCAATCATATCTTTTGAAATCGCACTTTCTGATTCAAAATAAATCACACCAGCGTCTTTATCCATGTCTAAAAATGCTTTACATATACCTAGTGCGAAAAATGTTTTACCTGTTGCGGCTTCACCAGCGATTGCTGTAATCTTGTTTCCTGGCATACCTCCATAGATACTACCAGATAATAATGCGTTAAATGAATATGAGCCTGTGTCTATAAAACTTGTAACATCAGCGCTGTCAATACCATCACTTACTAAACCAGCATATTCATTACCAGTTTCTTTAATTATATCTTTTAAAAAATCACTCATTCCATAACTCCTATAAATTTAATCATTAATATATCATACCTCATCGCTTTTGTCAATGTTTATATTGATAATACACCTAATATTTTTAGTTGGTTGTTCTGCTGTGTGCCAATATCTACCGTCAAATACAACGATTCGGCCTTGTTTTGGTGTTACTCTTTTCAACTCTTTTACATCTTCAAAATATGGTATGTCGTCTTCGTCTTTACTTTTATAGTTATATATAACAGTTTCACCATCACTATTATTCACATAATATAAAAATACTAAATGTGGCTCGTATCTATCTAAATGTGGTGTATCAACACCTTTGCCCCTAAATTTTTCCTCTAAAGGTAATTGTAAAAATGTTCTTGCCTCTAGTATTTCTTCATTCGCATATAACACTTTGTTTAGTTTTTTTCTAGTATTAGTTATGATTGACTCTACTAGTTTATAATTTCTAAAGACGTGTTTAAAACCTGGTCTTGTTTGATGTTTATTATCTTTAATTGATACATCATTTACAAACGTCCAAGGAAACTCAGCATTATTTAATAAAGTATTTCTTATAAAGTTTTGTTCTTTTTTTGATATTATATTATCTAAAATCTTTATCATCTTTTGGTATCATAACTTTTGGTAGAAAAGGCTCACCCTCTCCTTCAATTCTCAAATTTGGGTCTTCTGGCACATAACCTTTTCTTGGTTCCTCATAATCTCTAGGATCAACTTTTGTCCATAATATTTCTTTTAACTGATCTACAGAAACCATACCAAAGTCATTGTACACTCTGTTTTGAAATCTATCAGCCATATGAAAAATCACCTCTTTATTATAAGCTATCTTACGTTGATAATCCCAATACTCTTTTAAATCTATGTAATCTTTTTTAGGTATTGCCATAGAAATATTTATTATTTCTTTAACGCAACAATACCTACAAAATTAAAGTTCTGCCAAAAAGTATGTATTTCAAAGCCAGCATCTTGTACCATTTTATACAATTCTGTTTTTGTATTAGGCTTCATCATATGTCGCAGCTGTACTTCTTTGTCAAGTATCTCTTTATCAGTAAAATGTTTTCTTTTATAATCGTAAAACATAAAGGTCATCATATCTTGTACCCTTGGATTACAACTAAAAGTTTTTTCTGAAAAGATAAACGCACCACCAGTATTAAGACCATTGTAAATTTTATTAATTACTTCTTGTCTATCTTTTGGTGACATAAACTGTAGAGTAAATATAGAAGTCACTAAAGAACAGTTTTGAAAATCAAACTCTCTTACATCACCTCTAAAGTAATTTAATTGATGATACTTTTCCTCGTCATGTGGATAGTCACCAAAAAAATCTTCTTCTATTTCTATACCAGTATATTGAGCGTGAGGAATATTCTTTTGATTTTGTTCTATCATACCTTTTAAAAGTTTACCACTAGAACAACCCATATCAACAACTTGCGTATAATCTTCTACGAAATATTTTGATAGAGAAAGTATATCACCCCATAATTGACTATAACCACGAACAGACTTGTCTATGTGATTATCAAAGCCTTCTTTACTTGTAGCAAAAGTAAATTTAGTCATTATTTAACTCCTTGTATGGTTTTAACACTTTGTTATATACACTCTCTGCGAGAGCCTTCATCATCAACGGTGGTACCATACGACCAATACGTTCTGATTGTTGTTTATGTTGACCTGTTAATTTAAAATCTTCAGGTAATGACATAATTCTTTTTAATTCTTTTATAGTAAACTTTCTATCTTCTATT